TTAGGTTCAGGTATATTGCATTGGGTTGGAGTATTGAATCCTATATTAAGTTTTATTTCATTAAGCGTTGCTATAACTATAGGTGTTATGACAATTTATGAAAGAATAAGAAAAAAAGTAGAAGGTATAAAATAAGGGGGAATAAAATGCAAGAGAAGTATTTAAGATTGTTAGAAGAGTTAGATCTATATTTTAAAGATATGGATGGTGAAGATAAAGAATGGGATAATCTTTTAGTTAAAGTTAGTTCAGTTTCAAAGAATGTAAATAAATGTTTAAGCGAAATTGAAGAACTGCAAAAAGATGTAGCTATTTTAAAATCAGAATCACATCCACCAGTATTTACAAAAGACCAGTATAAGGATTTAATTAAAAGAATTAAAAAGGTAGAAAATGGAAAAGAAAGCACAAAGAATTCATAAATTATTTGAGTCAGCAGAATCTGCTTCAAGAACTCAATGGGAATATATAAATCAAAAAGGATTTGATTTTGCAAATGATAATCAGTTAAGTGAAGGAGAAAGGCAATCTTTACAAGAACAAGGTATGCCTGATTTTACAATTAATAGAATTATCCCTGTAGTTGAAATGTTAAATTTCTATGCTACTGCAAATAGTCCTAGATGGCAAGCTGTTGGATCTGAAGGTAGTGATATTGATATTGCTGCTGTTTTTTCAGATATAGCTGATTATACATGGTCTGAATCTGATGGCCCATCTATATATGCTAATGCTATTAATGATGCTATAACTAAATCTATTGGATACCTTTTAGTTACCCTTGACAAAGATAAGGATCAAGGTATGGGAGAAGTTATTATAAAACAGCCAGATCCATTTGATATTTTCGTAGATCCTAAATCTAGAGATATATTATTTAGAGATGCTAGTTTTGTAATGATTAGAAAAGTTTTACCAAGACATCATTTAAAAGAGATGTTTCCAGATGATTCTAGAAAAATTAATAAAGCTGGTTCTATTAATAACTCTATTTATTCACATAGTGAAAAATCTACAGGTATCTATAGAAAAGATTTCTCAGCAAAAGATATAACAGAGTCAGAAGCTATTGATCCTAAGACAGGTGAGATGGATGAGATGTTAGAATTATTTGAAGTATATGAGAAAAAGAAAAAACAATTTGTAAATATATTCTTTATTAAACAACCTACAGAGCAAGAAATGGGTATGATTCAACAAAGAGTTGAAAAAGAAGTAAGTAGGATGAAAGCTGAACTTGATGTTAAAAATAAAGAAACAATATTAAAAATGCAGCAAGCTGTTGAGGCTGGTGAAATGATTCCTGAAAGAATGGCTCTTGAAGCAAAGAAATTGCAAGAACAAACTATGATGCAATTACAGCAAGCCCAACAATCTTTAATGGCTCAATATCAAAAAGAGGTTTCTAGAACAGGCAATCAAGTTGTTCCTAAAAAAGCATATGATCAAGTAGCAGAGCAGTTAAAGAAAATGAAATCTGAAATTATAGATATTTTAGAATTCAGTGAAGATGTTATACAGATTACATGCTGTGTAGGAGATAAATGTTTATATGAATATGAACTGCCTCAAGAAATTAAAGAATATCCATTAATTCCTTTTCACTATAAATGGACAGGGACTCCATTCCCTATATCAGCTGTATCTCCATTGATTGGAAAGCAAAGGGAAATTAACAAGTCTCATCAATTAATGGTACATAATGCTTCATTAGGATCATCTTTAAGATGGATGCATGAAGAAGGAAGTATTGATACAGACTATTGGGAAAAATATTCATCTAGTCCAGGAGCATTGCTTCCTATAAGACCTGGGGCTGTTCCACCTACACCTGTACAACCATCACCATTATCTAATGCGTTCTTTACAACAGTTCAGCAAGGCAAGGGTGATATGGAATATTTAGCGGGTATATATTCATCTATGCAAGGTGATACTCAACAACAGCATGAAACATTTAGAGGCATGTTGGCTATGGATGAGTATGGTACTAGAAGAATAAAACAATGGATGACTAATTGCATAGAACCTGCATTAAGACAAACAGGTAGACTTGTAATGCAATTTACTCAAGCATTTTACCAAAGTCATAAAATATTTAGGATAGCTCAACCAACTGCAATTGCTGAAGAAAGAAAATCAGAAATAAATGTACCCATTTATAATGATTTAGGTGAGGCTATAGGAAAATATCATGATTATCAAGCAGCTAAATTTGATGTTAGAATTATAGCAGGATCTACATTACCTATAAATAGATGGGCTTATTTAGCTGAATTAAAAGAATTATTACAACTAGGAGTTGTTGACGATATAGCTGTACTAGGAGAAACAGATATAAGGAATAAAGAAAATATTGCTAAAAGGAAAAGTATGTATTCTCAATTATCTGGACAAATACAGCAAATGGAAGAAGCTCTAAAAGATAAAGAAGGAACTATAGAGACTCTTGAAAGACAACTTGTTCAAGCAGGTATTAAATTAAAGGTTAATGCTGCTGAAGTTGAAATAAGTAAAAAGAAACACGAAACTAAATCTAAAATTGATGCTACTCACATGGATACTGAAGGAAAAGCTAAGTTTTTGCAACAAAATCTTCAGGGTTATTCTGATTTGAAAAAGAAAGAAATGGACCTGGAAGCAAAAAATTATTTAAAATCCTTGCAAAATAAGAAAGAATAGTTTAAATTTGGATTAAAAATATGGGAGATATATTTATGGAAGATCAAAAAGAAGTAACTCAACAACAAGATGTTGACTCTTCAGATGATTTTTTCTCTGTAATAGAAAACCAAGTAAATGGAGCAATTTACGATACCGCCGAAGAATCTAAAGAGGATGGCCCTGAACAGGCAACCCAAACTCAAGAAGATCAAAAAGTAGGTGTGAACGACTGGGAAAGCGATAGCAATCCCTACAAGAAAAGATACGGAGATTCAACAAAAGAAGCTCAGAAATTAAACGAAGAGATGAAGTCGTTGAAACCTTTTGTACCTATTCTTGATGCTATGAAAAAGGATGGCAATTTAGTCGAATATGTTAAGAAGTATTTGATGGAAGGTGGAGCACCAGCTCCCACTATCAAAGAAAATTTAGGTGTAGCAGAAGACTTTCAATTTGATGGAAATTCTGCTTTAACAGATCCTGAATCTGATTCTGCCAAAGTATTAAATGCTCATGTTGATGAATTAGTTAAAAGACGAATTCAAAGCATGATTGAAGGTCAGACTAAAAAAGTGCAAGCTGCAAATATAGCTGAAGACCGTAGGGTCGCAGAAACTCAATTTAAAGCTAAACACAAGATGACTGATGAAGAATTTAATGCAATGGTAGAGAAAGCTAAAGCACATACAATGAGCTTAGATGATATCTATTATATTATGAATAGAGATAAAATCGATGAAAACATTGCTAAAAATGCTAGAGCTAATGTTATGAAACAGATGCAGAATGTTAAAGATATACCTAAAACAATTGGTAGCGTAAATAGCTTAGGCAAAACCTCAAAATCAGATGACGACCAAATATTTGACTCTATCCTAGGTTCAGAGCGAAATTTAGATAGCTTGTTTGGATAGGTAGCTCTATAAATGTATAGGGTATCTTCCAAACTTAAATTAACTTAAGGAGGATAGACCTATGTCAGATATATTTAATCTGTCAAATTATTCGGATCAGGCTAGCAGTAATGTTACGTCTGGTTTGAGACATGGTCCTTCAAAGGATACGGGTGATCTGCGTAGAAAGTTTAATTTCGGAGACAGAGTTTCTGAATTAATGATTATGCAAGACCCTTTCTTTAGATTAGTTAGTATGACTGCTAAAAAGCCTACTGATGATCCAGCTTTCAAATATACTGAGAAAAGACCATCATGGCACAAAAGATATGCTTATGTAACAAATCATGGAACTTCAGCTGCAGCTAGTTTAGCTGGTACTGACGCATCTGTTACTGCTGCAAATCTTACTGCGGGCGAAACATATTACTTTACAATGGCTACAGACTATATAGCTGAAGGTAATAAATCAAATGTATACGGACAGTCAACTAATGAAATCTCTGTAGGAGATGCTGGTACACAACCACAATTCTACATTGAAGGACAAGTAATAAAAATACCTGTAAATTCATCTGTAACAGCAGGAAGCTGGGATGAATCTTCAGCAGATGAAGCAACTAAACCTAATGATTATGTTTTAGCTAAAATTACAGGTGTAGATACATCAAGTGTTTCCACATGTACTATTCTAAAAACAGAAATTGTTAAAACAATGGCTGCTAATTCAGAATTATCATCATATGTAGCATATAACAATGCTATAGATGGTATTGATATTTCTGGAAAATCTGTTGCTGAATATCTAGAGCCAAGACGTTCATATGTTGTTGGTACTGCTTTTGCAGAAGGATCTGGATATCCAGAAACATGGAAAGACCAACCATACTCAACTGGTTATGGGCAAACTCAAATTTGGAAAACAGCTATGGCAATGACAAATACTGCTAGAGCTACTCAGTTAAAATATGAGCCAAATGAGTGGGCACGTATCTGGAAAGAAAAACTAGTTGAACATAAATGGGATATTGAGCAATCATTATTATTTGGTAAGCAATATTCAGGTGCTGAAAATTACACACAAGGAGCAGCAGACTTTATTGCTACTTATGGTAATGCATTTAGCTTGAATGTTAATACTAAAACACAAGATGATTTCTTAGATGATCTTTCTAATTTATTAGACCCAAGATACAATAATAGTATGTCAACTGTATTTTTCTGCTCAACAGCAGTATATAATTGGTTGCATAAACTAGGTGGTTATTTCTCAAACAACTTAGAAATATCTTCAAACTTACGTTCTGACTTTGCAGTATCAGGCAAGAAAAATCTTCTTGGCGTAGATGCTACAACTATCAGTACAGTTTATGGTGATATGAATGTTGTTAGGAATATTCACTTAGATGGTACTAATATTAAAATCATGGGTATCAACATGAAATATTGTGGATATAGACCATTAGTTGGTAATGGTTTAAATAGAGACACATCAGTCTACGTTGGAGTTCAAACTTTAGAGAACTCAGGAGTCGACAGAAGAGTAGACTTAATCTTAACTGAAGCTGGTATGGAATGGCAAATGCCTGAGTGCCACGCTATCTGGACATAAGGAGGTATATTATGGGAAATCCATTATACGGACAAAATAAAGCTGATGATCTTTTAGAAGCTTTGTCAACATCGATAGGAGCTGGAGGAAAAGGTGCTACTTCTTTTAGAGTTCAGAGGTTCAGAGGAACTATAGCAGCATCTTCAACAAGTAATCTAGACTTTACTCCAGATCAAGATGATGTTACTATTTTAGCAGGTTATGCTAAGTTCTCAGGAATAAGCGGAAGTGGTGATTTCGATATAGACCTTACAGCTGCTCATTCTTTAAAAGATGAAATTGTAGCTGATGGAACATATGCGTTAGGGACACAATATATAGCTTCTGGTGAAGTTGTAAGAATTGCTCCCCAAACTGCTAGTGATACTGAAGTAACTGTAGAAGTATGTTTAGTTACTTGTAAACTTGTAACTTCATAAGGAGGATAGCAAATGGCTGGAAAATACTGGGTAGCTAATAATCCTAATAGTGAAGTTAATGATACCAAAGCGCAAAGATTGGCGACTATTTCTGCTGCAACTGCAGTTTCTGCAGCTGACTTAGATAGATTGACAACTGGTTTAAAAGTGCATAGTTCTTTAACTGCATTAGCAGCAGCAGGAACTTTGGTAGCTAATACTGTTTATAATGTTACAGATACAGATACAGCAATATACGCTTTGCCCGCAGCAGCTAGTTCTACTGCTGGTGATACAATTGTTGTTAAATATGATGTAGTATTAGCAAACACAGAAAAACATGATTATGGAACAGCAGGTGAATTTTTTGCCACATGGTCCACAATCTATAAATCAGATGATCAAGCTAATGGTTCAGTTTTTAGTCTTGTCACAAGACCTGATGGTACTGATGACGATTACTTAAAACTAACTGGAGCAAATAATGCTGGTCCAGGAATCGGTTCTCAATTAGTATTTATTTTTGATGGCTCTAAATGGGGTGTCAATGGATACTTATATAGTTCTGGTACTGGTGCAGGCGCTGATGTAACAGCAGCTTTTGCTGAGACTACAGGATAGTGATTGTTAGTTAAATAA